TCGAGGAAGGCGTCACGTACACGCGCGGCTACAACCTGGCGAACAGTGCGAGCACGGTCGACCAGCTGACCGACGCCGAGAAGCAGCTGAAGGACAACCCCGAGTTCGCGGCGATGGACCCGCAGCGCAAGGCGGTGCTGCTGAACCAGATCGACGACCGCCGCGCCCGGCTGATCCAGCGCGCGCAGATCGAGGCCGACCGCCGCGAGGCCAAGGCCGAGCGCGCGATCGCGCAGGCGCAGCGCCAGCTGGCGAGCGGCGTGCCGCTGAGCGCCGAGGGCTGGAGCGAACTGCAGCGGCTGACCGCCGGCACGTCGGTGGCCGGCGAGTTCGCTGGACTGGTGCAGAGCGAGCGCGACATCCAGACCATGCTGCGCAAGCCGGTGGCCGAGCAGGTCGCCTACGTGCAGGAGCGGCAGGCCGAGCTCGCGCAGCGCGGCGTCGGGCTGGGATCGGCCGAGGCCGCCAACGTGCAGCGCCTGGCCGAGGCCGTGAACCGCAACGTGCGCACGCTGCAGACCGACCCGCTGCAGTTTGCCGCGCAGCGCGCCGGGGTCGAGACCGCGCCGCTGGACATCAGCCGCATCATGCAGCCCGACGGGCTGGGCGAGCTTCGCCAGATCATCGTCGACCGCGTTTCGACGGTCGACGGGCTGCGCCGGCAGTACGGCGACGCCGTGCCGCTGCAGGTGCTCAAGCAGGCCGAGGCCAAGGCGCTGGCGACCACGCTCAACAATGCCAGCCCGCGCGATCAGGCGGCGATCTTCTCGACGGTGCGCACCCTGGCGGGCGGCGACTCCCGGGTCTATCAGGCCATCATGCGGCAGATCGCGCCCGACAGCCCGGTGAAGGCGCTGGCCGGCATCATCGGCGACCGCACGGCGCAGATCACCACCGAACACAACTGGATCAGCAGCAACGTGGTGCGCAGCGCCGGCGACATCAGCGCGACCCTGCTGCGCGGCGAGGCGATCATCAACGCCGGGGCGGGCGACAAGGCGCAGGACGGCAAGCCCCGCGCCAACCTGTACCTGCCCGACTCGGCCACGTTCAACGGCGAACTGGTGCGCTACGTGGGCGCGGCGTTCGCCGATCGGCCGCAGGCGCTGCAGGTGGCCCAGCAGGCGGCGCTTGCCTACTACGTCGGCAAGGCGGCCGAGACCGGCCGGCTGAACCGCGACAGCAAGGACGTGGACACCAAGCTGGTGCGCGAGGCGCTGGTCGCCACGCTGGGCGAGCCGGTCGAGCGCAACGGGTCGACCGTGTTCGCGCCGTGGGGCATGGGCGCCAGCGAGTTCGAGCTGCGCGCGCGCCAGGCGTTCGCCGAGGCGGTGGCCGCCCGCAAGATGCCGGCGGCGCTGGTCGACCGCTGGCCGCAGCTGGGGCTGCGCCAGGTGACAGGCGACACCTACATGGTCACGCAGGGCCGCGCGCTGGTTCTCGACGCCCAGAACCAGCCGATCACCATTCGCGTGGCCGGTCCCGGCGAGCCGATGCGGGACGCCGCCGGGCTGCCGGTCAGCCGCGCGCCGATCCCGCGATGAGTGTCTTCGATCTCGACCAGCGCGGCGCCGCCATGGCGGTGGCCGACAGCGACGCGGTTCGACTGGATCAGGTCGAGCCGACGTTCGGCTACCGGGCCGCCTACGGCTTCGGCATGGGCGTGATGCGCGGCGCGGCGCGCGTCGGCCAGGCGGTGGGCATGGCCGGCGCGGTCATCCCGACGCTGCTCGACAACGCCTTCGGCACCGGCACCCAGTTCCGCGATAGCTACTTCCGCGACTTCGACAGCGTGCTGCAGAACGCCGTCGACTACTGGACGCCCAAGCCCGAGGAAGTCGGCACCGCCGGCCGGCTGCTTGGCGGGCTGGCCGAGATCGTGGCGCCGCTGGCCGCCGGCGGTGGCAACCCGGCGCTGCTGCTGGGCGCGCAGGGGCTGGGCAGCGCCACCGACCTGGCGCGCGAAGGTGTCGATCCCATGGCGGCCGCGGCGGTTGGCACGGTGCAGGCGGCCGCCACGGCGGTGGGCTTCCGCATTCCCTTCATCGGCCGCAACGTGTTCGAGCGCGTGGCCGGCGGCGCGGCCGGCAACCTAGCAACGAACATCCCGGCCGATGCCGCCAGCCAAGCGATCCTCGAGCGCGCCGGCGCCCGGCAGCAGGCCGAGCGGTTCGACCCGCTGAACGTCGAGGCCCGAGTACTCGACATCGTGACCGGCGGCGTGTTCGGCGGCGTGGCGCACCTGGCTGCCCGCGCCGAGGCGGGCGACGCTGCCCGCGTGGCCGCCAATGCGCGGCGGTTCCAGCAGGACAGCGCGCCCCGCATGCCGCAGACGGTCGACGAGAGCGTGGCGCACCAGCGCGCGATCGAGACCGCGGTCGGCCAGATGGCGCGCGGCGAGCGCGTGGCCGTGCCGCCCGAGGTCGCGGCGGCGTTCGATGCCGCCGAGGTCCGGGCGCGGCCCGACATGCTGGCGGCGGTGCGCGAGGCGGTCGAAGACTTCCCCGACCCGGCGCCGGCGGCCCCGCGGCCGACCACGTTCGAGAACTTCCGCGACGATGCGGGCAACGCCAGCGTGCTGCGCGGCCTGGCCGAGGATGCCGGCTGGGCCGAGCGCGGCGGCCAGCTGCTGCGCGTCGACGGCACCGACCAGCTGAGCGATGTCGCCGGGCGTACCCAGTGGGTCGGCGCCGACTGGTTCATGGAAATGCGCCGGGCGCTCGAGGGCAAGGGGCTGAGCTCCGAGAAGCAGATCGCCGCGGCGGTCGATAAGTACCTGGCGCGCGCCAAGCTGACCGCCAACGAGCGGCGCACGGTCGAGTGGATGATCGACTACGTGAACCGCATGGACGCCGCAACGCAGGATCCGGCGCTGTCGCGGGCGATGATGGGCAACGGGCTGGGCGTGGCCGATGCAGTCGACGCCCAGCTGGTGGCGCGTGCCGCCGCCATTGACGAGGGCCGGGTCGAGCGCCTGGCGATCCAGTACGCTGACGACGATGCCGCCTTCATGGCCGGCATCCGCGAGATCGTAGGAGAGACAGATGCCCGACAAGCAGCGACCGACCAGCCGGGTGCAGGCGCTGGTGCAGGCGGCGAAGGACGCGCGGCAAGCCCCGACGCCGCCATCCCCGAACTCGCAGCCGCCCGCGACGCCGCCGCCCGCGTCCCCGACCTGACCATCCGGCTGGACGACGGCGCGGAAGTGCGCGCGGCCGACGTGCTGGCGCGCATCGAGGTCGACCTGCGCCAGGCGCAGAACGACAGCCAAGCGTTCGGCGCGGCCGTGCGCTGTTTCCTGGGGGCGTAGATGCGGGCAGCGTGCGCACAAGCCGCGATTCAGGCCGCCGGCCGGCAGCTGAGCGAGGCCGAGCTTCGGGACATTGAGGCATCGATCGGCTACTACATGCGGCACCCGCCGCAGCGCCTGCTCGACCAGTGGCAGGGGCTGTCGCTGGCCGACCGCATGACCGAGGCAGCCAAGGCCGCGGCCGAGGCGGTGGTGGCCGAGCGCAACAAGGCCGCGCAGCGCGACGTGCTCAAGATCATCGCGGCCGCGCGCAACGACCAGCGCATCGCCGCGATCCGGCCCAAGGTCAAGAGCCACGCGGCTGCCGTGGTGCGGCGCCTCGAGGAGGCCGACGTGTACGCCAAGGGCGTGCAGTTCGACTACTTCGGTCGCCTGATGGACACCATTGCCGCGTCTGAACCGCGCTGGTTCGGGCTGATCGAGGACGCCGCAGCGGTGCGCGACTTCGCGCGCGAGGTCTTCGGCGGCGCCGATGGTTCCACGGGGAACGAGATCGCCAAGAAGGGGGCGCGCGCTTGGCTCGACACCATCGAGGCGATGCGCCAGCGGTTCAACCGCGCCGGCGGCGACGTGGGGAAACTGGCCTACGGCTACATGCCGCAGATTCACGACACCGAGCGGGTGCTCAAGGCGGGCAAGGACGCATGGGTCGACGCGATCCTGCCGCTGGTCGACCGCCGCCGCTACCTGCGGCCCGACGGCAACGCCATGGCCGACGCCGAGGTGCGCGAACTGCTGGCCGGCGCCTATGACACGATCAGCAGCGACGGGCTGAACAAGGTCGAGCCCGGCCAGTTCCGCGGGTCGGGCATGCGCGCCAACCGCGGCAGCGAGTCGCGGGTGATCCACTTCAAGGACGCCGACGCGTATCTCGCCTATATGGCCGACTTTGGCCGCGGCGGCACGTTCTCGGCGCTGCAGGCGCATGTGCGCGGCATGGCGCGCGACATCGCGCTGGTCGAGGAGTTTGGGCCGAACGCCGAGCTCGAGTTCCGCCGGCTCGACGATGCTGCCTACAAGGCCGACGGCAGCCACAAGCGGGTGTTCGCCGGCATCACGCGGGTGAGCGCCGAACAGGTGTGGAAGTCGCTGAGCGGGTACACCGAATCCGCCTACGACCCCAAGCTGGCCGACGTGATGCAGCACGTGCGCAACTACACGGTCGCCACCAAGCTGCAGGGCAACCTGCTTTCCTCGTTCTCGGACATCGGCACGCTGGCACTGACCGCCCGGCTGAACCAGATGCCCGAACTGGCGACGTTCGGCACCGTCATGCGCCAGTTCGGCGGCGACGCCAAGGACGCCGCGAACCGGGTCGGGCTGGTGGCCGACTCGGTGGTCGGCCGCATGACCCTGTGGGCCGAGAGCAACGTCGGCCACAACTGGACCGGCATGCTGGCGAACGCGACCCAGAAGCTGGGTCTGATGCAGGCATGGACCGACGCGCTGCGCCAGGGCTTTGCGGTGCAGATGTCGGCCACCTACGGCAAGTTGATCGCCAAGGACTGGGGGCAGCTGTCCAAGTTCGACCGCTACACGCTCGAGCGCCGCGGCTTTACGGCGGCCGACTGGGCGGTGCTGCGCCAGGCGCAGCCCGAGGACGTGCGCGGCGTGCCAATGCTGACGCCCGCAGCGGTGCGCGCCATCGACGGCATCGAGCCGGCGCAGGCCGACCGCCTGGCGTCGCGGCTGCTCGGCCACTTCATCGACGAGAGCGAGTTCGCGGTCGTCAATCCCGACCTGCTGACGCGCACCCAGAAGGAACTGGGCACCCAGCGCGGCACCGCCGAGGGCGAGTTCCTGCGGTCGCTGTTCCTGTTCAAGTCGTTCCCGGTGGCGATGATTAACCGCCACCTGCGCCGCGCGGTCGAGATGCAGCGCGAGACCGGGCAGGGCTACGCCTACGGCGCCGCGCTGATGGTCAGCCTGACCGCGTTCGGCGCGCTGTCGCTGCAAGCCAAGGATCTGGTCGCCGGCAAAGACCCGCGCCCGATGGACAACGGCAAGTTCTGGGCGGCCGCGTTCGTGCAGGGTGGCGGGCTGGGCGTTTACACCGATCTGCTTTACACCGGCATGGGCGGGCAGAATCGCGGCGGCGCGCCGAACTGGGCGTCGATCGCCGGCCCCGTGTTCGGCACCGCGTTCGACCTGGCCGATGTCACACTCGGCAACTTCGGGCAGGAACTGCAGGGCAAGGACAGCAAGGCGGGCGCCGAGCTCCTGCGCTTCACGCGGCAGAACGTGCCGCTGCTGAATCTGTGGTACGCCCGCAGCGCGCTGGATCACGCCTTCTTCCACGAGGCGCAGGAATCGCTGTCGCCGGGCTACCTGTCCCGCATGCGGCAGCGCGCGCAGCGGGACTGGGGGCAGTCGTACTGGTGGGAGCCCGGCGGCGGTCTGCCGCAGCGGGCGCCGGACTTTGGCAACGCGGTGGGACAGTGATCGACGATTGGTTCACGGGAAGCGGTACGGTCTTCGTCGGCCTGGCGGTCGGCTGCCTGCTGCTCGCCATGGCGTACAAGTCGCCGCTGCTGCGCTGGTGCACGACCGTGGCGGTGCTGCTGGTGTGGCTGGCGCTGGGCGTGCTGCTGCCGGCCGTGTTCGTCTGGGTGCACGTCGGCCGCGGCGCCTACGCGCTGGCGGTCATGTGCGTGGTGACTGCCGTGCTGGTTGGGCTCGCGTGGCGCGCGCTGGGCTGGCCCGTGCTGCGCCGCGCTTGGGTGCTGCGCTCGGTCTACTGGAAAGCCTGGGAGTAGGGGCGATGCCGCTCGACAAGGACCGCGAAGACGAACTGCGCGAAGTGCAGAACATGGCGCTCGACCACGCGATCGAGGAAATGAACGCGGCGCACGCGCGCGGGCTCGACAGCAAGGAAGACCGCGGCGACCGCGGGTTCTTGACGGGCATGGCGTCGAAGTCGGTCGGCGTGGCCGTGAAGATCGAGCAGTTCATCATGCTGCGCAACCGCGAGGGCATGGGCACCCCGCCGGAAGACGACGACCGCGCGGCCGCCAATCTGGTGAAGACCGCCCGCGCCGAGGTCGCGCAGATTCTGGAAAAGGTCGGCGCCGGCGCGCAGCCGCGACGTAAGCGCGGTGGCGACGACGACTGACCGGGCCAGCTGCGCCGAGTTCTTCCACGTCTGGGCGCAGCAGCGCGGCTGGAAGGCGCCAGCGTTCCACTATCGGGTCTGCGACTGGCTCGAGCACCGCGGCGAGACCGCCGTGCTGATGATGGCGCGCGGCTTCGGCAAGTCGACGCTGCTGGCGATACACAACGCCTGGCGCTACTACTGCGACCCGACGCACCGCATCCTGCACCAAGGGCCGGACGACCCGACCGCGTACAAGACGGCGCGCGACACCAAGGCGGTGCTGATGCGCCACCCGCTGACCCGCCACCTGCGCGCGGTGCGCGGCGAGGTCTCGTTCTGGTGGGTACCCGGCGCGAACGACGAGCGCAACCCGTCGATGCAGGCCGCCGGCGTGCTGTCGAACATCACGAGCTCGCGCGCCGACGAGGTACAGAACGACGACGTAGAGGTGCCGCGCAACATCACCACGCCCGAGGCGCGCGAGAAGCTGCGCTACCGGCTGGGCGAGCAGACGCACATCGCGGTCCCTGGCGCGCGCACGCTCTACGTGGGCACGCCGCACACGCACGACAGCCTGTATCAGGAACAGATCGACGCGGGCGCCGACGCGCTGATTATTCGCCTGTTCGAGTTCGAGCACCGGGTCGAGGACTGCACCGCCAAGCGGGTGCGCCTGCCGTTCCGGCCCGACGTGGTGTTCGCCGGCGTGGGCAAGCAGGCGCGGCTGCTGGTCGAGGGCACCGACTACCAGCTGCGGCCCGACGGCGTGGAGTTCCGCACCGATCCGCCCGGCGGCCTCGTCGACTTCTATGCGGGCTGCGCCTGGCCCGAGCGATTCGGCCGCGCCGAGCTCATCAAGCGCCGGCGCAAGTGCCGCACGATCAACGAGTGGGACAGCCAGTATCAGCTGCACGCCAAGCCGGTCAACGAGATCAGGCTGAACCCCGACAACCTGCGCGCCTACGCGGTCGAGCCGAAGCTGGTCATGGGCTACGGGCGCGTGGAGTTCTGGCTAGGCAAGGCGCTGATGGTGGGCGCGTTGGCGTACTGGGATCCGGCGCTCGGCAAGGTCGACACCTGCGACAGCGTGCTGTCGATCGTGTTCACGGACCAGCGCGGGCACTACTACTGGCACCGGGCAGCCGAGCTTACGGGCGACATCGACAGCCAGTGCCTGCAGGTGCTGGCGCTCGTGAAGACCTACCAGCTGACCGGCGTCACGGTGGAGACCAACGGGCTGGGCGCGTTCGTGCCCGACATCCTGCGCAAGCACCTGCGGAACACGGGCTGCGCCGTGAACGAAATCACACGCACAGGGAATAAGCATGCATACATTCTCGACGCGATAGAGACCCCGCTATCGGGGCGCTTCCTTTGGGCGCATGTGTCGCTGTGGGAGGGCAAGATGCCCGACCAGATGCGCGACTATGTGCCGGGCGCGTCGGGCCAGCGGGTCGACTATCTGGACTCGCTGGCCGGCGCCATCATGCAAACGCCCGCACGCATTGGGCACGTGGTCGGAACCATGCCGGCCACCGAGCGCGTGCAAGTGTGGGCACCGGGTGCAGGCCAACACGAGGTCGAGGTGGACTTTGGCTAGGCGCTCGGCATGCCCGTCACGGCACAGGAAACCCGGTTCACGTACACCGGCAACGGGGTAGCGACCACGTTCGCGTTCGGCTGCCGCATCTTGGCGGCGGCCCACATGCAGGTGCAGGTCGACGGCGTCGTGCAGGCGTCGGGCTACTCGGTCACGGGCGTGAACAACCCGGGCGGCGGCAACGTGGTGTTTACCGTGCCGCCTGCCAACGGAGCGTCCATCATCCTGCGGCGCGTGATGCCGCTGGAACGCGCGACCGACTATCAGGCCAACGGCGATCTGCTTGAGGCCACGCTCGATGACGACCAAGACGCGCAGACCATGCTGCTGCAGCAGGTTGATGCGCGCGTTGCTCGTTCGCTTCGGGTTCCTGACTCCGATGCCTTGGCGCTTGTCGACCTACCAACTGCTGCAAATCGTGCCGGCAAGCTACTCGCCTTCGATGGCTCTGGCCAGCCGCAAGCAATATCGTCGGTTCTCGGCACCGCTACGCAGCTGGCGCTTGACCTTCTGTCCTCAATCGGATCATCGCTAGTTGGCTTTCTTCAGTCCGGGTTGAATGCAGTCGCGCGGACGTTGCAGGCCAAGCTGCGCGACTCTGCACCGATCCACGTCAAGGACTTTGGTGCGCTGTGCGACGGCTCGACCGATGACGCGACGGCCTGGACGCGCGCCATCGCCGCGGCCAAGCTGCGCGGCGGCGCCCGCATCATCTTCGACGGCGTGACGTGCATCGGCTCGCGCGTCACGGTCGACGGCGACGGCATCACGATCGAGGGACCCGGGCCGTCCTACGATCCCAATGCGGGACTCACCACGCAGGCGCGGATCAAGTGCACGGCTGCTGCCGCAGGCATCACGGTCTTCCGCACCAAAGGGTCGAGCCTGCGCAACGTATACATCGACGGCAACAACGTTGCGACTTTCCCGCTGATACTGGACCGCGTGCAGTTCTCGGTGTGGGAAAACGTCTACGTCGACAACGCGGTGACGGTGGGCATCGAGCTGACCGAAACCTCGGGCGTGATCGACGCCGCGAACAGCTACAACACGTTCAAGAGCTTCGGCGCGTCGGCCCCGATCGCCATGCGGTTCAATGGCACGTCGCTCAGCGGCTCGTGGCACAACACCTTCATCAACACGGCGCTGGCCTTCACGGGCGCTGCGGGCCTCGACCTGATCTTCGGCGACAACAACACCTTCATCCAGACCTTCATCTTCCGCGACGGCGGCGCGGGTCCGGGGGTGCGGTTTCAGAACTCTGCCACGCCGCCCAACCAGTTCTATTTCTTCCACCTGCAGGCCAGTGCGGGCGGTGTCGAGTATCAGGTCGGCGTGACGAATCCGGGCACGATCGTCTGCTACGACATGAGCAACGCGCAGCCCTTCCCGACCGTGCCGAGCGGCTGCTCGGCGGACATCACCACGAGCGGCCTGAACGGGCCGGGCTGGCTGGTCGGCCGCTTCTACGCGCTGGTGGCTCGCGTGCTCGGGACGCACTCGGCGGGCTGGCTGTTCCGCGACGACAACAACCTGGGCATCCGGCTGTTCAACAACGTGAACGGCAACGCCTTCCACCAGAAGCTGAACTCGGTGTCGCGCGCGCTCGAGCAGTACGTCAACAGTGGCAGCGGTGGCGATGTGCTCGTGGCCGAGCACTACGCGAACCGCTCGGTGTTCCTGCGGGTCGCCAACCAGAGCGTGCCCACGTTTCCGAACAACGACACCACGCCAAGCGTCTCGACGAGCAACCACTTCGTCTGCAACAACAGCGGCCTGACGACGATCACCTACTTCGATGACGGTGTTGCCGGGCAGGAGATCACCATCGTCTTCGCCAATGCGCAGACCACGGTGCAGGCCAACGCCAACATGAAGCTGGCCGGCGGCGCGAACTTCACGCCGAACGCCGACGACTCGATCACGCTGTACCTGGTGGGCACGACGTGGATCGAGAAGTGCCGCAGCATCAATGCATAACCTCACATGACCAGCCTGACCATCGCCGACGTGATCCGCAAGTACGGGCTCGAGGCGTTCTCGGTGCTCGGCGCGCTGATCGGCCTGTCGTTCATCGAGCGGCTGACGCTGGTGGCGGCGGGTGTCGCCTTCGCTGCCGGCTTCGGCTTTGCCGTGGTCTCGGCGCCGATCGCGGTCCACTACATCGCGCCGCCGGCCGAGATCCGCGACTACGTGCTGGCCGGCTTCGCGGGCCTGTTCTCGCTGGTCGGCTTCGTGGTCTGTGGCGCGATCTACGCCAGCGCCCAGCACTTGAAGACCTGGCTACCGGAGTTCGTTCGCAAGGCCATCGAGCGCAAAGCGGGGGGCTGACCGTGTTGTGGCTGATGCTGATCTACGGGCTGGGCTGCGCGGTGGTGGCAATCCACGGCTTCGGCGTGCTCACGCGCATGACCCGGCGCACCGCCGGCCTGCGGCGCTGGTCGTTCATCCTGCTGGCGTGGGGCGGTCTGGTCGGGATCATCGAACTGCGCGCCGAGGTGCTGCCGGTGGTCTCGGTGCTGTCGCTGCTGGTCGGCGTGTGCATGCTCAAGGCCGCCGGCCTGCGGTGGCCGCCTGGGCATCGGGCCAAGTACGAGCGGCCGCGGACGATGAGGCACCCGTGACGCCGCGCTGCGAGCAGCGGCTGCAGGGCGTGAATCCGCGCCTCGTCGCGGTGATCCGGCGCGCGGCGGGAATGTCGGCGCTTGACTTCATCATCACCGAGGGCGTGCGCACGCGCGAGAAGCAGGCGGCGCTGGTCAAGGCGGGCGCCTCGCGCACCATGAACAGCAAGCACCTGACCGGCCGCGCGGTCGACGTAGCGGTCGTGGTCGACGGCGAGGTGCGCTGGGATTGGCCGCTGTACGAGCGGCTGGCCGAGGTCGTGAAGCAGGCGGCCAAGGAACTCGATACCCCGATCGTCTGGGGCGGCGACTGGCCGCGGTTCCGCGACGGGCCGCACTACGAGCTCGCCGACACGGTGACGGCGTGAACCTGCTGGCGCTCGGCATGCTGAGCCCGAAGCTTTGGCTGGTGGTGGCGCTGGCCCTGGCGGTCAGCCACTGCGGCGCGTACCGCTGGGGCGCCAGCCACGAGACCAAGGACTGGCGGGCCAAGTGGGAGCAGCAGCAGGCAGCCACCCAGCGCGCGATCGCGTTGGAGCAGGCCAAGCAGCGCGACATTGAAGCGCGCTGGCAGGACCGCGCCGACGCGGCGCAGAAGGAACTGGACGATGCGCGCAAGACAATCGACGAGCAGGGCCGCCACCTGGCTGGCCTGCGCCTGGATGCTGGCCGGTTGCGCGACCAGCTTGCCGCCTACGCCGCCGGTGCAGCCGGCGCGAATCCCGGCGCCACCTGTGAAGATCGAGCTCAAGCACTTGCAGCCTATGCAGCCGATCTTGGCGCCGCAGCTGCAGAGGTTGGACGAACTGCTGCAATCGCCGCCCGGGAGCGCGACCAGTACGCCGCCGAGGTCGTCGCCTGCGTCGCCGCCTGGCCCAAAGCGCCAAGCGTGACGGGGCCGAGCGACGACAACTGAACGCGTGCAATTCAGCGCCGGCCGACCACGGCAAAACAGGGGCTTAGCGCGGCCGATAGGCGCAACGAATTGCACAAAGCGCGGCACGTAACGCGTTGACCCGGAAGCGGAAACAGGCCGCCAGAGTGACCGGCTACGAACCAAGGGGTCGTGGGTTCGAATCCTGCCGGGCGCGCCACTATTCAAGCACTTACGCCACCCTCGCGGTGGCGTTTGTGCAATTGGCGCCGGGTTGTGCAATTCAACCGACGCCCTTCAACGGCTCGACGCGCTCGGGCCGGCGCCGGTAGTGGCGTTCCGTCGTCCGGCTGTCGGCGTGCTGCAGAAGCGCGCGGGCGCGCTCGAGGCTGTCGGCGTCGCTGGCGCACTTCGCGCGCAGGTCGTGCTCGGTGAACCGCTCGCGCACCTGGGTCTCGCGCAGCACGCGATCCATGAACCGCTGCCACATGCTGTCCCAGCCGTGCGCCTCGCCCGTGGTCTCGTCGATGTAGCCACGGCCGGCGCGGTTGCAGAACAGGAACGGCGACAGCACCGGCCGCGCGGCCTTCGCCTCGTCGACCGCCGCGCGTAGCTCCGGGGTCCACGCGTAGACCGTGCGCTTGCCCGTGGTGCTGGCGGTCTTGTGGCGCTGCACGTGGATGCCGTCGTCGCGCAGGTCCGGCACTTGCAGGCGCAGCAGGTCGCCGCGCGCCATGCCGGTCATCAGCTTGAGCCGGATGTACGCCTGGATCGCCAACACGCTGCCCTTCTTGCGGCGGCTGTCGAGCGCCAGGCATTCGATCACTTCCCAGTCCTCGACGTAGCGATCGCGCGGCCGCTCGCCCTGCAGGCGCACTTCGCCCTTGAACGGGTGGCGGTCGATCAGCCCCCACTCGACCGCCTTCGTGTAGGCGTGCGACAGCACCTCGATCTCGCGGTGGGCGACCGTGCGGCCGCCTTTGCCCTCGCGCTTCTGGCTGCGCTTGTCGACGTACTGGTAGACGTGGCGCGGCTTCACGCCGGCCAGCGGCATGGCGCCGAACACGGCGCGCAGCTGGCGGATCGCCAGGGCGTTGCCGGTCTGCGTCGTCGGCGCCTTGGTCGGAACAACCTCGAGCAGGTAGCGGTCGAGCAGGTCGGCGATCGTGCGCGCCGCCTGGTGCCAGTCAAGCCGGGCGCTCCATGTGCGATATGCCTCGGGCAGCGTGCCGCCCAGCCGGTACCGCTTCTTGCCGTCCCAGAGCGATTCCAGCCCGGGCGGCACGAGGAAGTAGTAGGCGCCGTGCGTGAACTGCCAGCGAGCGGGCAGCCCGCGGTTCTCGGGGTTGCGCTTGCGAGGCATCAGAGCGCGGTCCAGTCGGGTTCAGCGTCGGCCATCCTACGCTCGCTGCCCGGGCCGCCGAGCACCTGCTCGACGTGCGCGCGCAGCACCGCCAGGGTGCCGTCTGGCCGGCGCTTGTGCTCGATGCCCATGAAGGCGAGCACGCGCGCCTGCGCGTCGCGGCGCTGGCGCTTCGTCAGGTCGGCGATCTCGGCGTCGGTCAGGAACACGCGTCGACCTACGCGGCGCTGAGCGGTTGCTGGTCGCCGCTTTCTCGCTCAAGCCGAGCATAGGCATCCCACATGCGCAAGTTGGCCAGGCGCGCGATGTCGAGCATCTGCTCGGGCTTGAGGCGTTCCGCCGCCTTGTCCGGCTGCGCGCGCCTCACGCATCGGATGACGTAGCGCGCGCCGCCGGCCTTCTGTTCGGCGATCGTCAGGATGCCGCTGCGCGGGCTGCCGGCGGCGGCCAGCAGGTCGTCGCGCCACACGTCGGCAGGCATGCAGTAGTAGTGCTTCCACACGCGGCGCGGCCACTCGCGGCGGATCGGCTCGGGTTGCTGCCATTTTCCGTCGACCACGCGGCCGTAGCCGACGTAGTGCCACCACTTGTCCTTCTTCGCGTCGGCCTTGAAGTCGGCGCGGCTGATCTTGATCTCGATGTCGATAAGTCTGCCGTCCATCGTGACGCCCAGCACGTCGGCTTCGCTGCCTGCCCACGTGCAGTTGTCGACGAGAACGATGCACTTCGACTGCAGCAGCTGGCGCTGTAGCGCGCGGCAGATTAGCGGCTCGCTCCACGTCGTCACGCTGCCCCCAGCACCTGCTGCGCCTCGCGCCACGCCTTTTCGATCTCGTCGAACCGCGTCGCGTCGCCCCCCTTGTCGGGGTGGTGCATCGACCGCAGGCGCCGGTATTCCTCGACGTTCTCCAGCATGATGACCCGCGGCCGCACGCGCTTGGCCCAGCGGATGACAACCCACGCCAGGCCGCGCACCCGCGGGCTGCGCGGTGCGCCGCCCTTGGCCTTCGAATGGTGCGTGCAGTCGGGGCTGAACCACGCCAGCCCGACCGGCTGGTTCCCGGTGATCTCGGACGGCTCCACCTTGAACACCGACTCGCAGTAGTGCACGGTGCTCGGGTGGTTGATCCGGTGCATGGCGATCGCCTCGGGGTCGTGGTTGATCGCGATGTCGACCGGACGGCCGATGGCCTGCTCGATGCCGCAGGATGCGCCGCCGCCGCCGGCGAAGTTGTCGACGATCAGTTCGGCGCGCAGGCCGAGAGGCAGGGTAAAGGCGTCGCGCTTCATCAGAACGGAATGTCGTCGTCCATGTCGGCGATGCTGGTCGCCGGCTTGCCCGCGGGCCGCGGCGCCGGGCTGGGCGCGCGCTGGCTGGCCGGGCGGTCGGTGTCGGCGCCGTCGTCGTCGCGGCGGCCGCCGAGCATCTGCAACTGGTCGACCACGATCTCGGTCGTGTACCGCTCAACGCCTTCCTTGTCGGTCCACTTCCTGGTGCGCAGCTTCCCCTCGACGTAGACCGATCCGCCCTTGCGCAGGTACTCGCCGGCGATCTCGGCCAGGCGGCCGAAGAAGACGAGGCGGTGCCACTCGGTGGCTTCCTTCTGCTCGCCGGTCGCCTTGTCTTTCCACTTGTCGGTGGTGGCGATGCTGGCGCTGGTGATCGCCGCGCCGTCGGCGCTGTAGCGGGTTTCTGGGTCGCGGCCGAGATTGCCGACGAGGATCACTTTGTTGACTGATGCCACTTGCCTTCCCCTCTGCTAGATCAATTCGATGCCGAGCTCGGTCGCGGCGTGCTGCCGGATGCGCTCGATGTAGTCGCTGAACTCGCCGACCGACAGCGTGGTGGTCGAGATCCCCACCTGGGAGCCGTCGGGCAGTTCCTCGCAGCCGATGAACTTGCGCTTGTAGAACTCGTGCCAGCTGTCCGCGCTGAACTGCCGGCCGCCCAGCCAGGCGCCTTCGGCGATCTGGTTCAGGGTGGCCCAGAGCAGGCGGTTCTGTTCGGTGCTCCGCTTCGCCTTGTGCTCGGTGACGTGCACCGCCAGCGGCCGACCTTGGGCGGCCATCGGCTTGGCGTTCTGCTTGAGGAACGCATGCAGCTGGGCGGCATGCTGTTCCGAGCGGAGCACGAACACGCGGTCCATCGTCTACGCGGCTTCCTTGAAGGCGGCGGCCGCGGCGTTGATGCGGGCCACCAGCGCGCTGCAGATCATCGGGAAGTCGGCGGCCCGGTACAGCTTGGCGCCGCGCTCGGTGCTGGCCGGCAGGAAACCGAGGTCGGCGAGCACGTCGGCGGTCAGCGGCAGGCCGATCGCGGCCGTGATGTCGCCGAGCTTCATCAGCCGCGCCGGCGCGGTCGGCTCGACGGGCGCCGAGTTCACCAGCGTGGGCGCGGTGGCCGGGGCCGGGGCGGGCGAGGGTGCCGGCGCGGGTGCCGGGGCTGGCGTTGCGGCTGCCGCGGCGGCCGCGCGCTCGGCGGCCTGGCGCTGCTCGAGCTCGCGCTGCGCCCGCTGCTGTTCCTCCTGGCGGATGCGCTCGCGCTCGGCTTCGAGTCGCCGCGCCTCGGCCGCCTGGTGGTCGCTGATCCGCGACTTCACCAGCGCCAGCAGGTCGTCGGGCGCCTTCTGCACGATCGCCGCGGTGTCGGGGAACAGGAACGCGTGGCCGCTAGCGTGCTCGCGCAGCGCGGCGAGGTTCACCTGAATGCGGTCGGCGATCTCGTTGGCCTGCAGCTTGGCGTTGGTCAGCACCACGTTGACCGCTTCCCGGATGCTGGCGAGCGTCTTCTTGCCCTTGATGGCGCCGCCGAAGTCGGCCGGGATCGACGGCATGTAGGGCTTGCCGAGCCGGGCGTTCAGCGCGGCGACGTGCTGCTGCAGGGTGGTCTGGCCCTCGGTCACGATCTCGACCCGCACCTGTTCCTTGCGCGCCTTGACGACCTTCTCGAGCATCAGCCGGGTGTTGCGGGCCAGCCCGGCGTAGTCGGCCACGGTGCGGCGCATCTGCTCGATGTCGGCCGTTTGCGACAGCGCCGCGGCCTCGGCCTGCTCGAGCGCGTCTTGCGCCTTCTGCAGCACCTTGCACGCGTTCTCGGCGTCGGCGAACTCTTGATCGGTGCTGGGCTTGGTGGGCACCGAGTCGATGAACGCGCGCAGCCGCGTGCCGAACGCGTCGAGGTTCGAGATCACGGCGAGCGAGCCCTCGACCCGCACCGACACGGCGGGCAGCGACTCGACGTGGGTCGGCGTCACGGGCTCGACGATCTCGGGCGGCACGTAGTCGGCCAGGTCGGCGGCGAACTGGCGCCATCCGGCGAGCAGTCGCTCGCGGCGCTCGGGCTTGGACTCGTAGAAGCAATGCTGGCCCGCCGCACCATTGCTGCACGCGAACAGGATTCGCGTCGCGCCTGCAACCAGCAGCTGGTGCTCGAGTTGCCAGACGTGGTGCATGGGCGGCTCGTCGTGGTCGAGCATGTAGCCCACGGTGTCGGCGTTGTAGAGCTTGTGCTCGTAGCCGGTCTGCCAGTCCATGGTCAGCCCGTCGAAGCTGGCGAGCAGCGGCAGCCCGTCGACATCCCGGGAGCCGGTGACCGGGAACAGGTCGTCGCCGATCACCTGTTCAGCGATGCCGCGATAGGTCGCCTCGGCCGCGTGCCCGTCATCGAAGCGGCGCTGCGTGCCGGCGTCGACTTCGGGCGCGACGCCGGTCTTCTTCTGCTGCAGCAGCGCGGTGCGCGCTAGGTAGGGCGAGCAACCCATCATGGCCGGCGCTTCGCTCGCACAGAAATGACGAGCGCGCAGGGCGTGCCACTCGGGGCTGCCTTGGGTGACGTTGTGAACTTGCATGGCTTCCTCTCTACGTGGTCGGGTTGGCGAGGGCTTCGATCGCCGCGCGCTGCTCGGCGGTCAGGGTGTATTTCGTGCCGAGCATGGCGAGCAGGTCGGCCGGCTTGCTGCCGGCGGCCACCTGCTGGCGCCAGGCGGGCAGCGTGTTGGCGAATTTCTCGGCGGGGTACGGCGGCAGCGCGGTCGACTTGCTGACGCTGGCCGCCGCGTCGTCGGTGGCGAACGCCTGCTCGGGCGTGGTGTCGCCTTCCTTGATGGCGGTCAGCAGGCCGAACAGGATCACGAGGTCGTCGACCGTCACGTCGGCCAGACCCGCGCGGCCCAGCTTGGCGAAGATCTGCTCCTTGGTGATGCCGTAGATGGCGAACGCCTTGATCGCTTCCTGGCGCTTGCTGGCGAGCGTGGTCGCGTCGCCGGCCACGATGCGCCGGGCTTCCTGATACAGCGGTTCCCAGAACGCCTTGGGGATGCCCTTGAGGATCGCGTTGCGCAGCGCGATCGACCCTGCGGCGTTGGCCGTGACCCCGATCATGTCGGCGCTGTAGCGCGTGCCGTTCTTCCCGGTGATCCGGCGCGGCACGTCGAACTGGATATCGACCAGCCGCTCGAGGTCGCGGAACATGCCGCGGGCGGTGACGAACTCCTGCCCTTCGCCGACGATGCGGGCGCCCGCCTGGCAGTTGCCCCACGCGTAGAGGATCACTTCGGCGAACCGGGCCGACGGCCCCTCGATCACCTTGTTGTCGCGTTTCAGCGCGTAGATGCACGCCTGCGCGATCGCCTCGTTCAGCGTGACCAGCTGGCGCGCCTCGCGCATGAACGTGGTAATGCTGCGCGGGTGGCGCTTGGCGAGCGCCACGCGCTGGTTCAGTTCAGGATCGGCGGCCAGGTCGGTGCTGCTGACCTGCGTGGACAGTTCGCGGCCTTCGCTCTCGACGAGCGAGCCTTCGACGGGTGCGTTCATTGCGTCTCTCCAGTGATGAAGCGGTGAAAGGTCATGGCGTTGATGTGCGCGCGCCAGGTGGCGTGCAGGTAGGCGGGGTGCCGCGGGCCGGCGTTCAGCGCGACGAGGCGCCAGAACGCGAAGGCCAGCACGGCGATGCAGGCGTTCACGAGGTTCATCGGGCCAGTTCCTCGATGACCAGCGCGAAGCACACGAGGCTGCCGGCGATCCAGACGGCCAGCAGCGCCACGGTGTTCCAGTCGATGCGGCGGTTCATTCCGCGTCCCGCAGGTGGCCGGGCAGGCGGGACACGGCGACGCGCTCGAGCGCCGCGTCGAACAGTTCGCGGGCGGCGTCGTAGACCGCCATCGGATCGGCCGGGCGGGTGGCCCACGCGCGGACCAGCTTGCGCAGCCCGTCGGCGTCGTCGAGCGCCACGTTGGCGACTTCATCGCCGACGTTCAGCAGGTCGACCGTGCCGTCGAGCGTCAGGTCGCGCCGCTCGCCGCGGATGCACGCGAGCAGGTGCAGTTCGTCGCGGTCGATCGCCTCGCGCCGGCGCTGCGCGCGGTCGGCGTGCTCGGCGTCTTCGATGGCGGCCAGGTGCTGCAGGCTGACGGCGGTCATACGGGGAACCCTTCGCGGTGTTGTTGTTGGGTGAAAGGTAAAGCATTGCTGATAAGAAGTCAAGCATTGGTTTACCAAAGGGCGGAAAAAAGCCCGCGCAAGGCGGGCTGGCTTTTCAGTTCAGGGGCTTACCGGCGGCGCCAGGACTGGACCGCGGGCACGTCGGCGCGGGTAGGGCAGGCGTTGCCCTCCCATCGACCATGCACGACGAGCCCTTTGTCGTCGACCGCCAGTTGGCGACTGCAGTTCAGCGCGATCACCTGGCTAGGCGCGATCGTTGTGATGCCGGCATTGGTGACGGCAACGGCCGGCGTCGCCTGCTGGCCGCTGTCGCGCCACGTGTACCACGTCAGCGTGCCTACTTTCTGGCTGCTGGCCGGCGGACCCCAGCGGGCCGACACTTCTTCGATGGTTGCGCCTTTCCACGGCAGCATCACGTCGGCCATCACCGCGTGCATCTGGTCGTGTCGGTCGGCTTGGGGGCTGGCGCAGCCAGCCAGCAGCAGCAGGACTAGCAGGGCTCTCATGCCTTGGCTTTCTTGCGTTGCTTGGGATAGGGGTCGGCGACCGATGGCGGCCCCGGGTTGTCGTGGATGAACCAGCGATTGGCAAGCACGATCAGGTCGTCCCGGTGATCCGCGGACATTCCCCGGAAGAAAGCCAGCAGCTGGTGCTCGAGCGCGTTGAGCGTCAGCGCGTTGGCGGGTCCGTCGCTGGCGCTGGGCTTCGCCGGCTTGATGTGATCGACTTCCTGAAGCAAGAAATACTCGACCGGCTTGTGTGTGAGCGCGGCGACTGTCGGCAGGTGCTTCTTGGCAATGCGCCCGGTTTTCTTCCATCCGGTGATTGCCTGCTTGGTTACCCCGCACTCGCTCGCTAGCTGCACGTCGCTGACCTTGCTGTCGAGCAGGGCAGCGCGCAGGCGTTCGGCGACGCGCTCTGAGTCAGTAAGCATTGCTTGAGTCTCGGGGTATTCCCCACCCGAACGCAATGCTTGACCAAGCCAAAGCAATGCTTTACCGTTCGCTTTATGAACCAAGCGAACAGTTCCCCCCTTGGTCGAGCCTGTGAGGCCGTCGGTGGTCAGTCGCAGCTCGCGCGCCTTATTGGCGTCACTCCTCAAGCGATGTCCCAGTGGCTGCGCGGCGAGCGCCCGCTGCCTGCCGAGCGGTGCCCGCTGATCGAGCGCGCTACCGACGGCAAGGTCCGGTGCGAGGAACTGCGGCCGGACGTGGCGTGGGACGTTCTTCGGGATCAAGCGGCACCTGAGGCAGCGAACTGATCGCAATGGGCGCGCACAAGAAACGCCGGCTGATCTACCCCGTGGTCGGCGATCACCAGTTCTGCATCTATCTCGTGGGCTTTGCCGACGGCAGCGTGAAGGTCGGCCGCACGAAGCAACCGCGCAGCCGTGTGCTGACGCACCAGCGCCTTGGCGTCATTGCCTGGGTGCACGTGTTTGGCCCGTACCGCGGCACCGGCTACCAATTGGAAGACTGGTGCAAGGCGCAGCTGCAGGCGATCGGCGAGCGTGTGCGGCGACACGCGGGACCAGCGCGGCTTCCACTTCTGGTCGGCGCTGTGGTCGGCTGCCGCGCTGCGCGCGTGCAACGCCGGCGCCGTGGCGTGCTTCTTCACGGACTGGCGCCAGCTGCCGATCTCGACCGACTACCTGCAGGCCGGCGGCTGGGTGTGGCGCGGCGTCGTGCCCTGGGTGAAGACGACCTACCGGCCGCAGATGGGCCGGTTCGGCGCGGTCTGCGAGTTCGTGGTCTGGGGCAGCGCTGGCGCCATGCCGATCGAGCGCGGCGTCGGCTGCCTTCCCGGCTTCTTCGAGTACGCCTATCCGTCCGAGCGCGAGCACGTGACGCAGAAGCCCGAAGACCTGATGGCCGACATTGTGCGCATCGTGCCGGCTGGCGGGCTGGTGCTGGATCCCTTCATGGGCAGCGGAACGACGGGCGTCGCCGCGCTGCGCATGGGCCGGCGCTTCGTCGGAATCGAGTTCGTCGAGGCGCACTTCGAAACCGCATGCCGCCGGCTGCGCGAGGTCGCCAGCCAACCGCGGCTGATCACCGAGGCGCCGGAATCGGCGCAGGTGTCGATGTTCGAGGGGGCGTGATGGATCAACTGGCCCTGCACCTGCCGCCGCCAGCTGCACGCCGGCGCGACCCTGAGACCAGCAAGGCCGCCGCGCGGTCGATGCGCCAGGCGGCGACCGAGCAGGCCGCCAAGGTGCTGAACGCGTTGCGCGACCTGGGCGAAGCCGGCGCCGAGCAGATCGGCGATCGCTGCGGGCTGAACGCCTACGCCGTGCGCAAGCGCCTGCCCGAGCTCGAGGCCGCCGGCCACGTCGAGGTCGTGATGGACGGCGACAAGCCGAAGACCCGGACCACGGGCAGCGGGCGCAGCGAACGTGTGTGGCGGGTGGCCGCATGAACTTCGTGAAGCTCTACATCGGCGACTACCAGCGTGACACCGGCCACCTGTCGATCGCTGAGCACGGCGCCTACCTGCTGATGCTGCAGCACTTCTACGCCACCGAGCGGCCGCTGCCGGTCGGCAAGGCGCTGCACCGGCTGCTGCGCGCCGAGTCGAAGGCCGACCGCGACGCGATCGACGCCGTGGTGCGCCAGTTCTGGACCGAAGGTGATGGCGGTCTGGTCAACGAGCGCGCCCAGTTGGAGATCCAGCGCGCCGACCATCAGCGAACCGTCAACCGTGAAGTCGGAAAGCTGGGCGGCCGTCCACGCAAAAGCGAATCGGTAACCGAATCGGTTTCAGGTTCGCCCCCCGAAGCGGAACCGACAGAGAACCCTAGCCAGACACCAGACACCAGACACCAGACACCAGACAAGGGAAAAGAGCAGAGAACGCGCGGCACGCGCTTGCAACTCTCTGCCTTGCCCGACGACTGGCAGGCGTTCTGCACCGCCGAGCGGCCCGACCTGCAGCCCGCCGTGGTGTTCGCGCGGTTCGCCGACTACTGGCGCGCCCAGCCGGGGCAGCGCGGCGTGCGCGTCGACTGGCTGGCGACCTGGCGCAACTGGGTGCGCACCGAGCGGGCGGCAGCTGCTCGCCCGGGTGGCGCCCCGATGTCCAAGCAGGCCGCGCTCGAGGCGCGCAACGCCGAGCACGCGGCCGAGTTCGTTCGACGCATGGGAGCAAGCGATGCCGTTGCAGGCTAAGGACTCGGGCGCCTTCGCCCAGATGCTGTCGGCCGTGGCCGCGGTCTACGGCCGCGAGGTCACGCCGGACGTGACGGCGATCTACTGGGCCGCGCTGGCGCCCTACGACCTGGCCGCCGTGCGCCAGGCGTTCGATCGCCACGTGAAGTCGCCCGACGCCGGGCAGTTCATGCCCAAGCCGGCCGACCTGATCCGCATGCTGGGCGGCACCAGCAGCGACGCCGCGCTGCAGGCGTGGGCCAAGGTCGAGCGCGCCATCCGCCGGGTGGGCGGCCACGACTCGGTGGCGTTCGACGACCCGCTGATCCACCGGGCGATCGACGACATGGGCGGCTGGGTGAAGCTGTGCGCGACGACCGAGGACGAGCTCCCGTTCCGCGCCCGCGACTTCCAGAACCTGTACCGGGGCTTCGCCATGCGCCGCGAGATCCCGACGTACCCGCCGCACCTGATCGGCCGCTTCGAAGCCCAGAACCGGCAAAGCGGCCAGCCCGTCGCGCCGCCTGTGCTGATCGGCGAACCCGCCGCCTGCCGGCTGGTGCTCAAGGGCGGCACGGACAACCAATTGCGCATCACAAGGGCGGCGGAAGCGTTGGCGCTTTCTGCCGGGTAACTGTCGCGCGCGCGCGTTTGGACGAGGGGAAGACGATGGAAGCAGTGATGCAGGCTTTGCCGATGGGGCACGCGGACCGCGGCACCGAGCGCGATCCGATGTATGCCGAGGCGGTGCAGATCGTTCGCCGGAAGAAGCGCGGATCGATCTCGCTGGTGCAGCGACACCTGCGGATTGGCTACAACCACGCGGCCATGCTGATGGAAGCGATGGAGCGCGCCGGCGTCGTCAGTCGGATGCGCCAAGACGGCACGCGGCAAGTGCTGTCCGGGGCGGCGGCCACCGGGGCGAAAGCGGCCGAGGGCGAGCACCTCGACGTGATCGGGGCGGGCGGGTGCGCGCCGCCGGTGCTGGCGTCGCCGGTCGTGGCGGTGTCGGCGATCGAGCGCGATCGCTGGCAGGCCAGGGCGCTGCGCGCCGAGGGCAAGCTGGCCGAGCTCGCGCGGATGCTCGACGAGTACCGCGACAAGAACCGGCCGATGCCGACCTACGCCGAGATTGTGCAGCTGCTGCAGGGGTAGGCCATGGCCGAGACCTTGGAGCAGGCAGCACGGCGCGCCGACCACAACCTCGAGGTCGCGCAGCGCCTGCAGGCCGAACTGAAAGCGACCCAAGCACTGGCCGAGGCGCTGGCGGTGCGGGTGGCCAAGGCCGAGAGCGTGGTCGCCGCGCTTTCCGCCGGCGTGCAAGGCAAGGGCATCGAGCGCGCGCTGCGGTACGTGGCCGATCTCAAGACCAAGGGCACCACGTTCCACGTGACCGGGCTGACCCCGATCGAGACCGCGCTGCGTGAAGCGCAAGGGTGGCAGTGACGTGCCCAGCCTGCGCGCAGCCCGGCGGCCTGTACCTGCTGACGTGCACGGCGTGCTGCCTGCGGCTGATCGAGTCGACGCCCAAGCACGGCGCCAGGGCGGCCATGTGGTCGCACCTGCAGCGATCGCTGACGGCGGCGCAGTGGGAAGCCCTGCGCTCCGCGTGGTCGTCCCGGTCCGAACCATCAGCAGCAGCAACGCCCGCGAGCACTGGGCAGTGCGTGCTCGACGTGTGAAGGCAGAGCGCGGCGCGGCGTTCGCGGCCGTGTTCGTGGCCGGCGGCGGCAGCGCGGCCATGGAACCGGCGCCCGGCACGGTCGTGCGGCTGACCCGGATCACCGGCCCGCGCGGCAAGACGCTCGACGACGACAACCTGCGCGGCTGCCTCAAGGCGATCCGCGACGGCGTGGCCGACTGGCTGGGCGTGCAAGACAACGACCCGCGCATCACCTGGCGCTATGACCAGCGCAAGGCCGAGGCGTGGGGCGTCGAGATCGAGGTAACGGCGTGAGAGCGAGGGCGCTACCGGCGAGCCCAGCATCGCGCGTGCAGACGTGCCGCCTAGCCCGCGGGCTTCTCCAACCGTGTCGGTCATGCACGGTCGCACCTGCGCCGGCCAGGTATCTGCACGCGCCGGCACCCTTCACCAACTGCGAGGCCCGATGAAGTTCTACGACGCGCCGCCGATCGACTTCGCTGCCGTGGTTCGCCAGCTGCTGAACCACGGCGTTAGCAAATCGCAGATCAACGTCTGGTGCCGCGCCGCCCACGGCAGCGCCGATGCCTGGCTGCGCGGTGCGCAACCCAAGTTTGAGAACGGCCGCGCGCTTTTGGTGCTGTGGGCCGAGACCACAAAGCGCCCCGTCGACAGCGTGCTGCGGCGTGGCGTGAATTCAATCGCACAGCCTGCCGCGCCTGTGCGTTAGAACCGCGCGGCTACCCAGCCCGAGCAGTCGCCGGGCAACTACCCCAAGAGGCCCATCCATGGCGAAGAACCCGCCGCCCGTGCAGACGCCGGGCGAGAACCAAGCCCCGGCGAACGAACCCGAGCAGCAGGCGGCAGCCGAAGCCGCGCAGGCCGAGCAGCCGGCGCCCGCACCGAAGGCGAAGAAAGCCGCGCAGGCCGAGCAGACCGGCGGCCCGCGCACCGAGGCCGAGATCCTGGCGACGATGAAGCACGGCGACCCGCCGTGCCGCGACGACAAGGGCCGCTGGATCGTGCCGCCGGAGTACGGCACCTTCACGCGCCCCGACGGCACCAGCGTGACCCGCCTGGCCGACGGCCGGGTCATCGAGGGCTAAGCGGCCATGTGCGGCGGCGGCGGCAGCCCTCCACCCCCACCGGCCCCGATCGACTACGAGGCCGAGCGGCGCAAGAACGAGGCGGTCGCCGCGGCGACTGCCGCGCAGGACTCGCTGATGCGCCGGCGCACCCGCAACCCGCTGCTGATGGCGGCGATGCGGCAAAGCCAGTCGCTGATCAGCCGGCCGCCCGCGCCCCCGCCGCCAGCTTCTGGCGGTGGTGGTGGTGGTGGCGGCGGCGGATCCGGTGGTGGTGGCTACGACTCCGCAAGCACGATGCAATGAACGACAAGATCGCCGCGCTGCAGAAGCGCCTCGACCAGCTGAAAACTGCGCGCAGCACCGTGCAGGATGTCTGGCGGGAGTGCTACCGCTACAGCTACCCGCTGCGCGGCGCGCTGTTCGAGTCGGGCAATCTGTCGACGACCGAGAGCACCACCACGTCGTCGGCCGGCTACTGGAAGTCCAACCTGTTCGACAGCACGGCGACCGACGCCGTGCGCGTGCTGGCGGCCGCGCTGGTCAGCGGCACCACGCCGGCCAACTCCCGCTGGTTCGGCATGGAAGTCGAGGACGGCGACTTCGCTGCCAAGCAGTGGCTCGACGAGGCGGCCGACGTGGTGTGGCGCCTGATCCACGCCAGCAACTTCGACGCCGTGGCGTTCGAGTCGGCGCTCGATATGAGCGTGTCGGGCCAGTTCGTGATGTTCGTCGACAGCGGGCAGAACGGGCAGCCGCTGAACTTCGAGCAGTGGCCGCTGGCCGGCTGCTTCTTCTCAAGCTCGCGCCCGGAAGGCATCGTCGACACGGTGTTCCGCGAGTTCGAGATCACGCTCGGCCAGGCCGCCGCCACCTACGGCGAGGAAATGCTGAGCGAGGCCAGCCGCAAGAAGCTGCGCGACGGCAAGGCCGACGACAAGCTGCGGGTGGCGCTGGCGATCTACCCGCGCACCGACTACGTGCCCGGCGGGCGGATGGCGCGCAACCTGCCGTTCGCCTCGTGCCACTACGAGATCGAGGCCAAGAAGCTGCTGCGCGAGTCCGGCTATCGCGAGTTCCCGGTGCTGGTCCCTCGCTGGATGAAGCTGCCCGGCTCGCCCTACGCGTTCGGCCCCATGTTCGAGGCGATGCCCGACGTGAAGACGCTGAACGAGGTCGTGCGCTACGTAATGCAGAACGCCGAGCTCGCGATCGCCGGCATGTGGGGCGCCAAGGACGACGGGGTGATGCAGCCCCGCCAGGTCAAGATCGGCCCGCGCAAGATCGTCGTGATGCGCGACAAAGACAGCATGTGGCCGCTGTCGCCCGCGACAAAGTTCGACGTGGCGGCCATCGAGATCGACCGGCTGCAGCGGTCGATCCGCAAGGTGCTGATGGCCGACCAGCTGACGCCGCAGGAAGGCCCGGCGATGACCGCGACCGAGATCATGGTGCGGGTCGAGCTCATCCGCCAGCAGCTGGGGCCGGTCTACGGCCGCCTGCAGTCCGAGTTCCTGTCGCCGCTGGTGCTGCGCGCGTTCTCGCTGGTGTTCCGCAGCGGGCGCGAGGAACCCGGCCCGGTCTACCTGCCCGATCCGCCGCGCTCGCTGCTGCAGTCGATCGTCAACGTGCGGTTTGCCTCGCCGATCGCGCGCAGCCAGAAGATGGCCGACCTGCAGGCGATGGAACGGCTGGAACTGCGCCTGTTCAATCAGGTGAAGATGACCGGCCGCACCGACGTGCTGGATATGTACGACTTCGAGAAGGCGAACCGCAAGGCGGCCGAACTGCTGAGCGCGCCGCTCGACACCGTGCGCGACGAGCGCGCCGTTGTCGACATGCAGAAGGAACGCCAGGCCGCCCAGCAGCGCCAGCAGGCGACCGCCACCCTGGCGCAGTCCAGCCCCGAGAACGCGCAGCTGGCTGCCGCTGCCCAGATGGTCGCCCAGTAACCGGAGGACTCCATGCCCCTGATTGCCAACAGCAACACCCTGAACACCGCCTTTGCGCCGGCCGCCGGCAACTTCATCGCGCAGGCCACTGGCGGCGAGGTCACGCTGCAGCGGCGCAACACGAACGCCGACCCGTGGGTGATCTACGACACGCTCAACACGATCAAGGGCGCCATCGTCGTGGTGAACCCGGTCGCCGGCGCGGAGTACCAGTTCGTGCCCGTGCGCGGCACGCCGACGGTGCGCGCCGACCAGTAGCCGCGTGGCGGTCAACCAGATGACGCGCGCCGACCTGGCGCGCATGTATGCCGAGGTCTTCACGGTGGGCAATGGCCCGCACGTGCTGAATCACCTCGACGCCCTGTTCCGAGCTCGCGCCACCTACGTGGCCGGCGGAATCGAAGCGCAGCGCGAGACCGAGCGCCGCGCCGCGCAGAAGGATGTCGTCGACTACATCCTGTCAATGATCGACATAGCCCAGAACGGAGGCCGCGATGCTGCAGAGGTTGATGTTTCGTCTGATGGATAAAGCCGGCGCCGATGGCGCCGCGGGTGGTGGTGGCGGCGCTGCGGCGCCTGCGCCTGCTGGTGCACCGGCAGCCGCGCCGGCGCCTGCCGCCGGTGGTGATGGCAACCTGTTCGCGGCCGCCGCGGCAGCTGCTGCCGGTGGCGGTGCGCCCGCGCCTGCGCCTGGCGGTGCGCCGCCGGCCGCTGGTCCCGCGCCTGCCGGTGCCACGCCGCCGCCGCCCGCCGATCCGAACCGGCCCGCCTGGCTGCCCGAGCGGTTCCAGAAGCCCGAAGACCTGGCGAAGTCCTACACCGAGCTCGAGCAGCGGATGAAGGAAGTCGGGCTGCCGCCGAAGGACGCCGGCGAATACAAGTTCGATCTGCCCGAGAACCTGAAAGGGCTCGAGCTCGACGACGCCAAGATGATCGAGGCGCGCAAGGCGTTCCACGGGCTGGGCCTGACGCAAAAGCAGTTCGAGGGCGTGATGTCGGCGTTCTTCGCCAACGTCGACAGCGTGGCGACCTACGGCGCCCAGCTGGCGAGCGCGCAGACCAGCGCCGCACTGGCGCAGATGTGGAAGGTGGCGCCCGGCGAGGTCGTGAGCCATCCGAACATGACCGCGGCCATGAAGGCGCTGAACAGCTACGGCGACGAGAAGCAGCGCGCCGAGTTCATGTCGGGCGTGGTCTCGCTGGCGACCGTGACCGACATCCTGGCAAAGGTCGGCCGCGAGGTTGGCGAGGACAAGACGCGCATCGCCGGCGACGTGGTGGCGCCCGAGACCCTGAACGACCTGATGAAGGTCGGCGGCCCGTACTGGGATGCCGCGCACCCCGACCACGAGCGGGTCAAGGCCAAGGTCGCCGCGCACTTCAAGGCGCAGGAAGCGATCAACGCGAGCAAGCGCAGCGTGTGAACGCAATCGCACACGGTACGTGACGGCGGCGATTCAATTCGCCCCGTTGCGTGCTGAGCGAACAACCCTGCCGGGCCGCTCTGCTGCACGCAGAGCCTGACCGCCACCGGCCCGCGTTGCGGAACAACCGGAAGCGCGTCGAGAGATCGACAACCTTTCGGAGTTCATCATGTCTTTCCAAGTAACCGAAGCCTTCGTCACGCAGTTTGCGACGAACTTCATGATGCTCAGCCGCCAGATGGTGTCGCGGCTGCAGCCTTTCGTGCGCGTGCAGCCCGGCATCGTCGGCAGCGCGTATGCCATCGAGCGTCTGGGCCAGGCCGAGTCCTACCAGATCGCCAGCCGCCACGCCGACACCCAGATGGTCGAGATGCCGCACTCGCGGCGCTTCGTCGACCTGGCCCCGTTCGCGTGGGCCGAACTGGTCGACGAGCTCGACAAGAAGCGGATGCTGGCCGACCCGACCAGCCCGTACCTGATGGAAGCCGTCGCGGCACTGAACCGCCGCAAGGATTCCGTCATCATCGCCGCGATGAACGCGGCGGCCCGTACCAACACGGGCACCGCGTCGCTGCCCGCCGGCCAGCAGATCGCGGTCGGTGGCACCGGCCTCACGCTCGCCAAGCTGCGCCAGGCGCGCGAGATTCTGGACGCCAACGAGGTCGCGATCGATCAGGAGATCGGCCAGACCGACGCCCCGCAGCGTTTCATGGTCGTGAGCGCCCAGCAGATCACCAACCTGCTGAGCGACACCACGATCACGAGCGCCGACTTCAACACGGTGCGCGCGCTGGTCAACGGCCAGATCAACGACTTCCTGGGCTTCCGGTTCATCCGCAGCGGCCGCCTGACCCGGGTGTCGACGACCCGCACCTGCTTTGCGTTCGCGCGCAATGCGGTGGTGCTGGGCATCGGTGCCGACATCGAGACCAGCATCGACGTGCGGCCGGACAAGAACCGCGCGCTGCAGCCCTACGCGCGGATGCTGATCGGCGCCGTGCGGGCCGAGGACGAGGCGGTCGTGCAAGTCGACTGCCTGGAAACCTAACCCCCCGACAGCCTGAGCGAAAGGAAACAAAGCCATGGCAAACGTCAACGGGGACGTGCGGGCGGCGCAGATCGCCAGCCCGCCCGTCCAACTCAAGGTCAACCGCTACCACGGCCGGATTCGGTTCGCCGAGTTCCGTGCCACCAACGCCGCTGCGGGCGGCGTGGCGATCGGCGAGGACATCGTGTTCGGCCGCCTGCCGCGCGGTGCCCGCGTGATCCCGCACCTGTCGCGCCTCGACTGGTCGGCCGGCGCCGCGTCGTCCACCGTGGCGATCGGCGACCCGGCCAACACGTCGCGCTACCTGGCGGCCACGTCGGTGACGGCGGCCGGCGGCGCGGCACTGACCAACCCCGCCAACGGCGCGGCGACCTACGAGACCACGAACGACACCGAGGGCAGCGCGTCGGACGACACGCTGATCCGGGGCCGCGTGGCGGGCGCCAACCTGCAGGCGAGCCAGGAGTTCTGCCTGCGCATCGCCTACACGATGGACTGACCTTCGCGGCCTTCGAGCTTTCTTCGAAGCCTTGGGCCGGGCGTGGCGACGCTCCCGGCCCTTTTTGCTGATGAGGTGACGGCGTGGCAACCAGCAAGGTGCAGATCTGCAGCAACGCGCTGCTGCTGCTGAACGATCGCACCATCAGCGACTTCAACGAGGACAGCGACCGCGCGCGCCTGGCGGCCAATCTGTGGGACAACGCGCGGCAGTTCGTGCTGCGCGCGCACCCGTGGAACTGCGCGGCGCGACGCGTGCAGCTGGCGCCCGAGGCCAGCGCGCCGGCGTTCGATTGGGCCTATTCGTTCCTGCTGCCGGCCGACTGCCTGCGCCTGCTGAACGTCGGCCGCCGCGGCGAGGAACCCGACTACGAGCTCGAGGGCCGGCGCATCCTGATGGACGAAAGCGCCTGCCCGGTGCGCTACATCACGGACCTCGAGGACGTTTCGGCGTGGGATGCCGGCCTGGTCGAGGCCATGACGATCTACATGGCGCACAAGTTCGCGTACCACGTGACCGGCAGCGCGCAGCGCGCCAACGACCTGCTGCAGACGTTCAGCAGCATCCTGCAGACCGCGACCGGCATCGACGGGCAAGAGCAGCCGATGCCCGAAGTCGGGTCGTCGACGTTCGTCAACGTGCGCGCGATGCCCGGCGCCTGGCGCTGATGCCGAAGCTGTCGCACATCCAGACGAACTTCACGGCCGGCGAGATCACGCCGAAGCTGTACGGCCGCGTCGACATCGAGAGCTACCCGAACAGCGCCAAGAGCCTGCGCAACACCACGGTCATGGTGCAGGGCGGCGCGACCCGGCGGCCGGGCACGGTCTACGTGGGCGCCACCGGCGACAGCGGCGTGCGCAAGGCGCGGCTGATCGGCTTCGTGATCGACCGCGCGCGCAGCTATGCGATCGAGTTCGGGCACCAGTTCCTGCGCTTCTTCAAGGACGGCGCCCGGGTGCTGCAGCTGGGGCTGCCCTACCAGATCGCCACGCCGTACAGCGAGGCCGACCTGTTCGATGTGCGCTATGCGCAGATCGGCGACCAGATGATCCTCGTGCACCAGAACTACGCGCCGCGGGTGCTGACGTGGTACGGCGACACGTCGTGGGTGCTGTCGGTCGCCGAGTTCTTCCCGCAGCCCAGCGAGGAAAGCGGCGACGTGTTCAACACCACGCTGACGCTGAGCCTTGCCACCGTGGGGGCGGGCCGCACGGCGACGAGCGGCGCAGCCGCGTTCCAGCCGTCGGATGTCGGCCGCCCGCTCATCAGCGGGCAGGGTCTGGGCGTGATCACCGCCTACACCAGTGCTACGCAGGTCACGGTGAACATCACGCAGGCGTTCGCCAGCACGAGCTTGGCCGCCAACGCCTGGCGGATCGGCGAAAGTCCCAAGGTGCAGGTGACGCCGAGCGCCAAGGAGCCGCTGTTCGGCGCCTGCGACCTGACCGCAACCGCTGGCGCATGGAAGCCCGAGCACGTTGGCGCGCAGGTGTTCATCAACGCCGGCATCGTCGAGATCACGGCGATAACCAGCGCGACGATCGCTGCGGGCCGCATTCTCGTGAAGCTGGCGGACACGATCGCCGCGCCGTCCGAGGGCTGGGCGCTGCAGTTCCCGGTGTGGAACGCCGTGCAGGGCTACCCGCGCGCCGTGACCGTGTTCGAGCAGCGACTGATCTTCGGCGGGTCGAGCGCCTACCCGCTGACCGTCTGGGGCTCGCGCACCAATTCGTTCTTCGACTTCACGCAGGGCGGCAACGACGACGATGCGTTCGTCTTCAAGATCGGCGCCGACGATGCCAGCGTGATCGAGCACCTGAACGCGGTGCGCCAGCTGCTGGTGCTGACCTACTCTGGCGAGTACAGCATGACCGGCGGCCCGCAGCGGCCGATCACGCCGAGCAATGTGCAGGTGCGCCCGCAGTCGTTCCATGGCGCCGCCGGCAGCGTGCGGCCGATCCGCACCGAGAGCGAGGTGCTATTCGCGCAGCGCGCCGGCAAGCAGGTGCGCGCGATCGGCTACCGCTACGACTTCGACGGCTTCACGGCGCCCGACGTAAGCGTGCGCGCCGATCACATCATCAGCCGCGGCGTGGTCGACTTCGGCCTGCAGCACAGCCCGCAGCCGATCGTCTGGGTGGTGCTGGCCGATGGCGGACTGGCGTCGTGCACCTATGACCGCGATCAAGGCGTGATCGCGTGGACGCCATGCGACACCGACGGGACGGTCGAGAGCATCGAGACAGTGCCGGCCGGCGACGTGGATCACACGTATCTGATCGTCCGGCGCACCATCAACGGCGCCACGGTGCGCTACATCGAGCGGCTGGACGACGCGCGCGAGACCGACGCCGCGCTGGTGCAGACCAGCGGGTCGCCGTTCACGGTCGTGACGGGCCTGGCGCACCTTGAGGGCAAGACCGTCGACGTGCTGGCCGATGGCGTGGCGCAGCCGCAGGCGGTCGTGACGGGCGGCCAGATCACGCTCGGCCGATCGGCCACCAGCGCCGAGGTCGGGCTGAACTATCGCAGCGTCTGGGAAACCCTGCCGCTCGAGGTCTCGGCGCCGGTCGGCAGCACGATGGGCGCCAACATCAGCGTGCACAAGGCGTTCGTGCGGCTGCTCGAAACCGTGGGCATCCGCGTCAACGATCAGACGGTCGCCTTCCGAGAGCTCGGTCCGGGGCTGCTCAATCGGCCCGTGCCGCCGTTCACGGGCGACAAGGAGATCAGCACCAGCGGCTGGGCGAAGTCGGGGGGCGTGGTCAAGGTCGAGCAGGTGCAGCCGTACCCGGCGACGGTGCTGGCGATCGGCAAGAAGGTGAGCATCAACGATGGCTAAGGTGCGCGCAGCGACGCCGGTCGACATCCCCGCGCTGGTCGCGCTCGGCCTGCAGATGCACGGCGAGGGGCGCTATCGCGACGTGCCGTTCGAGCCCGGCCGGGTGGCCGAGGCGCTGGGCGCGGCCATGCGGCTGGGGATCGTGCTGGTTGCCGAGCGCCAGGGCGAGATCGTGGGCGGCGTGGCGCTGATCGTCACGCCTTACTTCTTCTCGTCGCAACTGGTCGCCAGCGACCTGGCGCTGTTCGTATCGCCGGGCGCGCGAGGCGGGCCGGCAGCGATCAAGCTGGTGCAGACCGCGACCGATGCGGCCATGCGCATGGGTTGCCGCGAGGTCGTGTTCTCGAGCAGCGTCGGCGTCGACCCCGAGCGGTTCGGCAAGTTCATGACCCACCTGGGCTTCACCCAGCGCGGGGGCGTCTATTCGATGGGGGCGTGACCATGTGTGTATCGGCGATGGCGATGTACGTGCTGGCGGCCTCGGCTGCGGCGCAGGCGTATTCGTCTTACGAGCAGGGCCGGCAGGAAGCGGCGAATCGCAACTATCAGGCGCAGCTGGCCGACGTGCAGGCCGAGGAATCGCGCAGCGCGGCGCGAGCAGCTGCGGCCGAGACCCGCGAGGAAGCCGGGCGCGCGCGGGCGTCGGCTCGCGCGGCGTTTGCCGCCGGCGGCGTCGACACCGGAGCCGGCACGCCCATCACCATCGATCAAGACATCGCGGCGCGCGGCGAGCAGGACGCCTTGACCCAGATTCTGCAGGGCGAGGCGCGCGGCCGTGGCTACGAGCAGGAGGCCGCGTTCCAGCGAGCCATGTCGCGCCAGGCGCGGCGGCGCGGCAACCTGCAGGCGGGCGTGTCGCTGTTCCGCGCGGCGGCCAGTGCGTACACCGCCGGCAGCAGCGGCAACATCGTCGGCAACGACAGCACCGGCGCGGGCATCACGTCGGGCGGCCGGCAGATTTTCTAAGGGCGGGCCATGGCACAGATCAACCTCGGCAACTTCGGCGGGCTGGTCGCGCAGCCGGCGCCCATGCCGCGCGTCGGCAGCGTGCCCAACGCCGCGGCCGAGGCGATCGGCGACCTGGGCGAGATCGGCCAGCAGGCCGCACTGCGCCAGATTCAGAGAGACCAGCAGGCCGAGCGCGAGCGCCGGCTCCAGCAGGATGCCGCCGACAAGATCGCCACGGCCAGCGAACTGGCGCGCACGCGCGAGGAACTGCGCGTCGCCGCCGAGGAAGTCGCCGACGGCGTGCGCACCGGCACGATCGACAAGACCAAGGCGCCCGAGGTCTGGGAGCAGCGCCGCGGGCAGGTGCTGCAGGCGCGCACCGAGGCCGTGCCCACGAGCATGCGCCCGCTGTTCGAGAAGGGCGTCGCCGAGGCGATGGCGTTCCCCGAGGCGGCGGTGCGCAAGTCGGTGCGTGATCGCGACATCGCCGACAACCGCAGCGGCCTGCTGTCGTTCCTCGAGGTTCAGCAGCGCGAGGCGGTGGCCGGCAACCCGGGCGCCCGCAAGGCTGCGCTTGACGCGATCAGCGGGCTGGGTGGGTTCGCCGGGTTCAGCCCGGCCGAGCAGCAGGGGCTGGCGCAGAAGTTCGAGGAAGGCGTCACGTACACGCGCGGCTACAACCTGGCGAACAGTGCGAGCACGGTCGACCAGCTGACCGACGCCGAGAAGCAGCTGAAGGACAACCCCGAGTTCGCGGCGATGGACCCGCAGCG